TGTACATATCTTTGGAAAATGTAATGAAACTAAATATTTAAACCGACCCATTTAGAGGTCGGTTTTTTTATGGATTCAATTTATGAGCAACCTTAAATTCACTTTCGAATGCGACTTAGACGGAAATAGTAATACTCAGCGCTTTAATACTTTGTCATCTAAGTTCGGTGATGGATATGAACAAAACATTGCTGTAGGTATCAATAACCGATCTGGTGAATGGACTTATCAAAGAACAGCTTATAAAGCCGAAATTATGCAAATCAAAGCATTCTTCGATCAGCACAAGGGCGCGGACTCGTTTCTTTGGGATTCACCTTTAGACGGTGAAGTTCGAGTTAAAACAGGTGAATATCAACCACGCTGTTTGGGCGGTGATGTTTGGCAAATCTCAACGACATTCACCCAAGTCTTTTACCCTTAATTTAAACCCCTTTAAAGCCCCTTTTTAGGGGCTTTTTTATGCGAGTAAGAAAATGACAATTCAAACAGTAAATCTAGGTTCAGCTCCGACTGGCGCAGGCGGTGATACTTTCCGTTCAACTGGCGCAAAAATGAATGAAAACTTTACGAATAACACCCATGCAGCTAGTCGTTATGTTGGGACTGCGGATGGTAATTTGCTAGAAGTTGGAGCTTTTGGTGTAGGTCGGGGTTCATTACTTACTGATCAGCCGAATGTAATAACTGCGAATGGCTTTTATCACTCAAGGTTAGAGAATGGGATGAATTATTGTTCTTTAATTCACGTAGGCCATTCTCATGATACCGGTTATTCATGGCAACTTGGCGTACCGATGGGTGATACAAATTTGTATTCGCTAAGGGGGCGGATTAAATCAAATGGAGTATGGTCGAATGAGGCTATTATTAGAAATAGTCATAATACCACTATCGACTCGAACGGATTTATCAAAGCTGCCTCTCCCGTTGTTAAATTGTTTGCAGATAAAATTGAGTTAAATGAAGAAGCTGCAGAGCAACCACTTTCATTTGAGAAGTTGGGTATTGGTCATTATTTAGTTAAAGGTTCTTCTGGATTCGCTAAAGAAGGCTGGTGGATTGAAATTCCTACAGACACTCATGGCAATAAGATTTGTGCAGTTGAATATCAGACATTGGAAAATGGTGATCTTGAAATTAAGACATTCAAGAAAAAGCTAAATGATGAGGGCGATATTGTTGCGAATCTTGATGCACCAATCGATATTCCGAACAATGCAAACGGTGAGCCGCGCTGGATTGATATTCGTTTAAACAGTATCAAGAAGACAATCGTCAGAAAAATTCCACGTACTGAAAAACAACCGCGCATGGTTCAGCAAGTAAAATATGCTCCTCAGCTTACTTACATCACTAAATATGAAGATCTATTTGATGATGCCGGGAATCCGGTTGTTGTTGGCGGTAAAAATTACCAAAAACCAGTGACACATATTCAAACAGATCAAAACGGTACCCCAATCTTAACGAATCAACCTGTCATTAATGAGAAGGGTGAGCCAGTTTTTGAATGGGTTCAAGCAGTTGATAGTGAAGGAAATCCTGTTTTTGATGATGTGCCAGTCTTAGACAAAGATGGAAATCCAATCTATGACGAGGTGACTTATGACCCTGAATAGTGATTTCCAGAAGCTTTATGTAGATGGATTAATCCATTTGTATGAACTAGATGCCAGCAGTTTAGGTGCTGGCATTTTACGTTTTCATGGTCATATTTCTTTTCAAGACTGGGAGAAAATCTACTCATCCATCGGATCTGAAGGATTGATCGGTGCCGACTCTGGCAGCATTGGCAAAGTTTTTGATGCTGGCGATCAAAAAGTATGGAACCGCAATATTATCTGGCAAGGTCAAGTTTTTGAGCCGATGGCCCTGGAAGTATCTGGGCTTGAAATGCGTTCAGATGGTAAAGCTTCAGCGCCAACTTTAAGCATGGCGAACAATATTAACGGCATTCAAAATGCTGTGTCTGCTTACTGTTTGCAGTTTAAAGACTTTGCTGGCGCAAAACTTAAAGTCATTACCACACTTGCTAAATACTTAGATGCTGAAAACTTCACAGAAGGCAATCCAACTGCATCGAATGAATCAAAAGAGCAAATCTGGTACATCGAGCAAAAGACATCTGAAAATGCCCAGCAGGTTACTTTTGAGCTTTCAAACCCGATTGATTTTGAAGGTTTGAAAATCCCAGTTCGCCAAATAACTTCACTTTGTCATTGGTGCATGGTCGGGAAGTACCGGGGCGAGGAATGTGGTTACACAGGTGTAGCAAAGTTCACTGATAAAGATGAGCCAACTGATAATCCGGCACTTGATCGATGCGGTGGACGTTTACGTTCTTGTCGCTTGCGCTTCGGTGAAAACAAACCGTTGCCATTTGGTGGGTTCCCGGCTTCAAGCTTATTGTGAGGTCTTATGAATATTTTTTCAGGAATATTTTATGGGATGGTGGGGGCGCTAATCATTCATTTTTTAAGCTATGCGGTTCACTTTGTCATTCTAAGATTAAGAAAGATTAAAGAGAAAAAAGCTTATTTAATTAAATTTAGCTGCCCTTGTGGTGGGCTTTTTGAACCAACAGGTCAAGTATATCTTACTTATCCAACTCAAAAGCAGCGGAAGTGTACAAAATGTGGAAACTGCAAGGGGTTTTTCTAAATGAAGCTTACAGCAAAACTTAAAAAAGCAATCATGGCCCATGCGGATGAATGCTATCCACACGAGTGCTGCGGTGTGATAGTTGGTAAAGAATATATTCATTGTCGCAATATTTCTAAAAACTCTGATCAATTCGAAATCCATCCAGAAGATTTAGCTATAGCAGAAGACCAGGGCGAGATATTAGCTTATGTACATTCCCATCCAGATGGTACTACACGAGCCTCAGAACTAGACTTAATTCAAATTGAGTTACATCAAAAGCCGTGGGTCATTTGCTCCTATCCAGATCTGGATTTTCAAGTTTATGAACCTTGTGGTTATCGCGCCCCCTTAGTGGGGCGTAATTATATTCATCATTATCAGGACTGTTATGCACTAGTCCGTGACTTTTATGATCGTGAGCTAGGTATTAAGTTGCCAGACTTTGAAAGAAAAGATGGCTGGTGGGAGGACAAAGATCATCCTTCTCTTTACCTTGAAAATTATGAAAAAGCGGGCTTCTATGAAGTTGATACACCGCAGTATGGCGATATGTTGGTTTGTCGGGTTGGACGTACCGAGCATCCTAATCATGCGGTAGTCTGGCTAGGAGATAATGGAGTTTTAAAATCTGAACAAACTGAAACTTGTATCGGATCTACTCTAATTTTACATCATCCATATAACCGAAAGTCAGTACGTGAAATTTATGGCCAACAGTGGAAAGATCGAACGGTAAAAATCTTGAGGCATAGAGATGTTAAAAACAATTAAGCTGTACGGCATCTTGGGGCAAAAGTTCGGTCGTGAATTTAAGCTCGATGTCGCAAATACTCGCGAAGCCATGCGGGCATTGTCTGTTCAGATCGCTGGCTTTGAGCATTTTATGTTGCATGCACATGAGCAGGGCCTACGCTTTGCCGTGTTTTTAAAAAGAAAGAACTCAAGTAATAAACGAGGCAAGAAACGCCCTGCGATTTATGACCATGAAACTAAGCGGCTCATTACCGGCGATAATATCGGTGAAGAACAGCTTGATATGAATACTGAAGCTGAGGTTATTCATATTGTTCCACGTGTAATGGGGGCTGGTGGCAATAATGGGATTTTGCAACTTGTACTTGGTGCGATTCTGATAGCTGCTTCATTTATACCAGGTATTGGTCAGGCTGCTCAGGTTGCATTGATAGGTGCAGGTGCTGGCATGGCTATGGGAGGGGTTGCATCAATGCTCATGCCAAAAATTGATAATACTCAAGACCAAAACCAAGACGGCAACCGTGCCAACAAAGGCTTTGGCGGTGCAGTAACTACAGTTGCACAAGGTAATCCTGTTCCAATTCTTTATGGTCAACGTGAAATTGGTGGCTTCATTATCAGTGCTGGTCAATATCCTGAAGATCAGATGTAAATTTTAATTAACAGGCGCTTTCTAGCGCCTTTTTTATTGCGTGAGATTTCTTATGAATGCAGTAGTAGGC